AGTGCCTGAATCCTGTGCTGCCTGTTCTGCCATGTTTCACCTCTCGGTTTTATTAGGTTCGCACGAGCCATGCGGCTTGTACGCCTTGCACTGCGTTTTGGGGCGGGTGAGGGATGTCCTACCCCTCACCCTAACCCTCTCCCCCAAGGGGCGAGGGGAAAGAAAAAGATCACCCTCCCCGGATCAGGGCCACTATCCTTTTTGCACGGTTCGGGACCTGGCGATACCAGAGGCTGTTCTCCAATCCCTGCGCGGCCCGCTCCCAGTTTCCGTGATTGATCGCGTAATTCGTGTTCACAAATTTCTTCGCTGTGCCGATCCCCACATTGAACATGAAGTTCGCGAGGGCAAGCTGCCGGTTCTCGGAGAAACTTTTGAACCCAGGCCAGACCTTCCCGCAGTCGAGGATCGCGGACGCCGAGTCGAAGTCGAGAAGATCGTCGATCATGAGGTCTGTAATCTCTCCGGTCTCCTCGAGGTACGTCGCGATCTCGGGGGGCAGGGGATTGGCGTCCATGTTGCGGCCGACGCCGATCGTCCAGTGGCCGGCAGTGCATTTGTAGGGTTTTTTCTTCCGGCCTTCATCGGCCGCGAGCATTTCCTTGAGTTTCGTTATGTCCATGAGACGCCTCCTTTAGTGGTGGTTGCCCTTGTGGGCCAGGGCATTGTGCTCGCCCTGCAGGACGTCCACCTGCTTGCAGACCGCATCCAGGCGCTCGAAGAGGCGTGTCTGGTTGCGGTCAATCTTCTTGAGGGTCCAGACCGTGTAGCCGATCACAATGCTGAAAAGGACCGCAATGACAACCTGGAGCACGTCGCAATGCTCCGCGAGGGATGGGGCTTGCGCTGCTGAGACCGCCACAACCGGAATAATGGACATGTCATGACCCTCCTGTCGTGATTTCCCGGAGGGGCTCTCCGGATGGTAATATCTCCCGTCTCTCTTCCGCGAGTCTGACCAGGCTCTTCATCGCGCCCTCGAAGCGGATCATGAGGTCCGCCATGACGCCCGCGGCACCGGCCGTGTGGGAGACCGTGTTTTTCACGTGGTCCGTGGTCTCCTGGACTCCCCGGAGGGCGCCTTCGAGGTAGGGGAGCATTTCCACGAAGTAGGCGGGAAGGAATATCTCTCTTTCCTCGATCACCGGCGCGGCGAGGGGCTGACCGGTTTCAGGGTCCCTCCGGCGTTCCATCCGGACCTTCACCGTGAGGGCCTCGTTCATCACCCGCCTCGCCAGTTCTTCGAGAAATTTTTTGTCATTCTTCGTCAGCATCCGGGCCTCACGTGTCGAGATACTGGAGCGTGCCCACCGCCGCGAAAGGGCGATAGGTGCTTCCGTGGCTGTGGGCGGTGCTCCCGCCGGTCGACGCGGTGGTGTGGGTATGAGTCGCGGTCTCGCTCGCCTGCGTGCTCGTGGCGTCGCCCGCGTTTGTCACCTGCAGGCCCACGGTCGAGCCTCCCTCTCCGGGAATGTACCCCGTGATGTTGTGGGCATGGGAGCCCCCGGTCACCGCGTGGGTGTGCCCCGGTATTTCCGCCTCCAGGAGTGTGTGGTCCGGCTGGATCCACGTGCCCGCGGTCACTCCGCCGTTCACGTTGTATCCCTGCGCACCCCCTTTGAGAGCGCAAACCACATCGGCCACGGAAGAGTCCACAGCCCAGCCGTCGGGGGCGGTGTTCCGGTAAACCCATATCTTATGCAGGTTGTCGGCGGCCATTACCCCGAGCCACGCGGAGTTGGTGTTGTTCCGGACCTTCGGGAGCTTCTTCGCGGTGTCGAACCACATCATTCCCGCGACCTGGTTCGAGGGGGCGGACGCTCCGGAAAACATGGACTTGAGCGCCGCGAAATTATCCTCGAAGGCCTGAAGGTCCACGGCGGCGACATGGCCTGAGCCGTAGCAATCGTCGGTAAAGGTCTGACTCATTGGTTTCCTCCCAGTAGGGCTTCAATCTCCGACCTCGCGGAAGCGAGCTCGGCGAGCCGGGACTCCTCGGCGGCGAGCTTGCCGTTGCAGTAGATCCTGAACGTCTCCTGGTCCTCGGGGTCGTAATAGGTGTCGAAGGTGGCCGTGATCGCGCCGGCCTCGTCGACAATCTGCATGTACGCGACCTTGCGGTCGTCCGGCTGCGTGGTGATGCAATCCAGTTTCAGGGTGAGCGCCATGTGTCCTCCGTCAGGCCCAGTACGCCGCTTTCATGCTAAGCGTGCGGCAGTAGAGGTTCGCGTCGATCGCCGGATCGATGATCTCGATTATCACCCTCACGTAACGGGCCGTGATCTCCGCCGCCAGGATTTCAAAAAAGTCCGCATTGTAGGGGTAAGTACCCGAGTGCGTCCCCCATTCGAGCCTCGCCCGGAGTTGCCCCGCTCCTCCCGCGGAGAAGACGTCCGCCCAGGTGTCGTCCGAACCCATGATCGCGGACCAGGCGTTCGGGCTCGGGACGATGCCCGCCCACGTGAGGGCGCTCGACGCGAAGTCGGTGATGAAGTCGCCCCAGACGCGGACGGTCTTGATGCTCCCGAGATCGTACTCCGGGGACGTCCAGGTCCCCGAAAGGGCTCCCGCGGTATGCGAGCATTTGAGCACGTTATTGCCGCCGTAAGTCGTTTTCTCGGTGTTCGCGAGCGTCCCCGTGGAGAAATCCCAGGACCAGGTGTTCTTGTCCGCATAACCTCCGGGGTAGAAGATCGTCACGGTGGCGGACGCGGGATTGGCGGCGTACTGCCCGGCATTATCCCGGGGGGACATCCAGAAGGTGTAGGTTCCCGGTTTGACGCCGCTTAAGCGGACCATGGGAGCCGAATTGAAGCCAATCAGGATTCCGCCCGTCCAGGAACTTCCCATCCTCACCTCATAGCCCTCGATGTCGGGATCGTCGATACGCTGGGCGAAAATATTGACATTATCCCCGTCCGCCACGGCGGTGACCGCGGCGAGGCTGGTGGGGAGGGTGGTCTTGCCGATGATGTACCGGGAGACGGTGGGGGCCTCGTTGAAGTCCTGCTTCACGCCGTGGATCGAGACGGACACCATCTTGCAGGAGTAGGTGACTCCTTCGTTCACCGGATCGATCATGTAGTTCCCCCGGGAGGTCGTCATGAAATGCCAGGTGTCGTCCTCTCCCGCCTTTACCCAGATGTCCGCGTGGTCCCAGAAGGGATAGGTGTCCACGTCCGGCCGGGTGAAATCGATCTTCCAGCGCGTGTAGCTCCGGTTCCGGTAGTAATAGACCTCCTCGTAATGGCTCACGTTTTCGACGGCGGGGACCGGGTCGGAGGGCGAGGGGAGGTTCGTGTCGTGCCAGTTGAAGTCCGAGAGGTTGTACGTATCGTCGTAGAACGCCTCGTACTCCTCGGAGAGGACAAGGGCTACTCCCCCGCCCTGGGCCTTGGACATGGATTCAACGCGGACGAGCTGGTCCTCCCAGCCGGGGAGCCGGTGGGTGAGGGTGGCGAGGTCGCCGCATTCGAGGCGCATGAGCCGGGCGCGGCCCGTGAAGCTCGCCGACTTGTTCACCCTCAGGCGCTCCAGGTGGTAATTCGCCATCCGCATGGCCGTCGCCTGGTTGTCGATCCCCCGGATCGTGACGGTCTCCTCGCGGTAGTCCCCTCCGTCATCCTCGCGGGCGTCGGGGTCGGCCTTGACGTAGTCGTCGGTCTGGAACTTCTTTTCCTTGTTGAGGTACTTGACCCTCACCGCGTTCGGGGTCTGGAAGACCGACGGCTGCTCGATCTCAAGGGTGCTCCCGTCGTCGTCGATCACATCCTCCTCGGTAATGGCCATCACGGACGATTCGTAATCGAGGTCCCGGTACAGGAGCCTCAAGCCTCCCGCGGAGTCGACGAGCATCCCCCGGAAGCAGGAGAGGATCTCGGTGAGGTTGTCGGTCGCCGCCTGGTCCTGGTTCACGGGAAGGTTGCAGGTCCAGCCTTTCGCGTCACAGTAGTTCGCGGCGGAGATGAACCAGTTGTCGCTCAGGCGCACCGTCGATATCCCCATCCCTCCCCTGCGGGCGGTGCGGACGATGAAATCACGGGCGCAGAGCGCGGGGTTGTTGGAGTAGGAGGTATCCCCGGTCCGGGGATCGTAGAGGAGGAGCCCCTCCACTTCCAGGGTGATCTCCGGCTCGGCCTGGAAAACGTTGGCGTCGAAGATGATCCTTGCGTAGAGGTACGCGGTGTGCCGCTTGGGCTCGTTCCACTCGGCCACGGCGGCATGGAGCGCGGCGCATGCCTCCTGGTTCGCCGACCCGGTGAATACCTCGTAGTAAACGGAATTGTAGATCGTGACGGCCCCGGAGTCGGGGTCGGTGTGGATCCGGTAGATTTTATCGTTCCAGAGCTTGTCGTCGATCCAGAGCTGGTCGACGCCGTCGTCGTCCTGGGCGATGCCCTTGATCTCCCCCTCGCAGATGTTCCCGATGATGTGGAGGCGGAAGGTCTGATTCGTCACGGCCTTATAGACCTTGTTCATCCCCACGCGCACCCGGCCGTAAATGAGCGGGAGCGGGATGTCGGTCTC